AACTTTAATGGTTATAATCTCGTTAATAAAGATAAAATTATAGCGGGTGAAAAAAAGTGCGTAACATTTGTTCCACAAAAAAATCAAGTATTACTTATGCGGGCAGACGTTGCAAATGAAATTAATTACGAAGTGTTGGCTACTTTATTTCACATGGAAGTAACAAAACTCGAAGCAATGACTATTAAAATTGACGAGTTCCCCACTGAAAAATTTACAGCAGATGCTACACATAGATTTGACACATATGCAGTTCTATGTGATAGAGAAGCAATCAACGTAATTGATGATGTTTTCGAGACAGATAATCAATATATTGGGTCATCAATGATGTGGAATGTTTGGTTACAACATTGGCAATGGTTGTATTTATCCATGTTTGCTAATGCAGTCGCGTTTGGTAAAACAGTAACAATCACAGCGTAATATATGTCAAAAAACTAAGGAGGTGGGAACTTGAATATAATAAGCACAATTACACTATGCGATGTAGATATTACACCAACTAATCAACTTAGTTTTATTAATCAACAAGCGCAATTTAATTATTTTGCTAGTAAAGCAGTACAAACAATAGCAAAATGTAAATATCAAGCTAGGACAGCAAAAATTCGCATACGTGGTTATGTAGATTCACTAATTAATTGTAATTACGGTTATTATACAAATTCGTATAATGGTGTTAGTAAAACATTCTACTTTTGGATTGTGTCAAAGAATTTAGTTGCGAGAAATACAACTGAGTTAACAATACAAATAGATGTTATACAAACATGGTATTTTAGTGCAGAGTATCGACCTTGTTTTATCGAACGAGAACATGTATATAATGATGCTATTGGAGCAAATACAATACCCGAAGATTTTGAATTAGGCGATTATATAACATATTTACGAAAGCCTGTTGATGCACTAATCGGAGACCCTTGCTTTATCGTTGGCGTTACTGATACAAGTGATGGCGAAATCGGTGGAATATATGGAAAAACATACTCGGGTTTTATACTTAAATATTTTTCCTATAATGATACCGATAAACTAAATACTTACATAACAAATATGTGTAAAAACGGAAAAGGCGATGCAATTGCTTTTATATTTACATTCCCTTCAACTTTACTTGCTTCATATAATTTAGTAAGCGGAGACAGCATACCTTCATGGCAGGGAGTATTGACAACCGCAACTATAACACTTACATGGGCGGAAATGGTTAAGAATTTCAATTTTAATTTATATAATTACACACCATTCAACAATAAGTTATATACATACCCATATAATTTTGTTACTATAAAAAATACAAGTGGTAGCAACGTTGTTTTAAAAACTGAACTATTTGACAATTATCAATTATTGCAATTTACTTTAAATACAGTGTTAACTCAACATCCTATCATAAATTTAGTTCCACGTGAGTATTCGGGGAAAGACTTCGCAATTGATGATAGTATAACATTAGATGATTATGGTCTATGTTCGTGGAATAATGACAATTACTCGAATTGGTTCGCTCAACATACAAATTCCATCACCACTCAAAGTAGTAACGCAAATATATCGATGCAAGCAAAAGGAAAAGTGATAGATAATAATTATAATAATGCGTTAGATAATCGAAATACAACAGCGGTCAAAGGTGCTTTTAATACAGCAATGGGGTCAATCGGTTCACTTGCAAGTGGCAATATCGGCGGTGCTATAAGTGGTGGTATTAGTGGCGGTGTCAATACAGCTTTAAATTATGGACAAACAACAGAAAATGCTAATAATGATTTATCAAACAGTAACTTAATGAATACTACAGATTATCAAAATACTATAGCGTCTATCAATGCTAGTGTTAGAGACGCTCAAGTACAACCCAATACCGCAAAAGGTAGTACCAATCAATGTGGTTTAGATATGGCACGAAATACAGCAACATTTTATATAGAACAGAATGGTATTAAACCAGAGTATGCTAGAATCGTTGACACACATTGGCAAATGTTCGGGTATAAAGTAAATAGAATGGGAACTCCATATCTCAATAGTAGACAAAAATGGAATTATATAAAAACTGTTGGTTGCAATATTACAGGCGAGATACCGCACGAAGATATCGACGAAATGCAACATATTTTTGATAATGGAATTACTATATGGCACGACGAAAGTTATATGTATAATTATAATACCGCAAACCCATTAGCAACTTAGGAGGTGAATTATGGGAAACGCTTTAAAGAATTTTGCACAATGGCGACTTGAGGAAAGCATGAGAGAATATACATTCTATTTTAAAAAATACAAAAGGTTGCTAATGAGTATGTTCACATGGACAAATTTACCCGATGGTATTTCAAGCCGATTTATAGAAGACAAACTTTTCTATAATGGTATCGTAGTTTTTTATAAATCTAAAGAAATGGGTTTCTTTGTTGTATCACAATGTAGCGCTTACGGACTTAATGACTATGAAGAACCAACAGGCTATAACACAAATGGAGTTAATAAAATACATGAGTTTGTCAAAGCTAAAGATTGTGTACCAATTTGGAACGACTTATTTATAGAACCTAGTGTCGGCAATGTAAATTTTTACGCTAAGCGCTTAAGCAATATACAAAAAACTTTTGATGTCAACTTAGAACAGTTAAAGAACCCTTATATTATAAGTTGCGCCGAAGGACAGCGAGAAACAGTTAAACAAGTTATGAAACAAAAAACTGACGGTGTCCCATATATATTTACAAGTGATGATTTTGACGTAAAAGTAAATGTTTTTAATTTAGAGATTAAGAACTATACCAAAGAATTAGAAGATGTCAAAGCAAATGTCGAAAATGAAGGACTTACTTTCTTCGGTGTAGATAATGTTAACATTCAAAAAAAGGAACGTTTGACAGAATCGGAAGGGACACAAAACAATCAACAGATAACATTAAACAGAAACTCACGTTTGAAGACTAGAGAAAACGCTAGAGACCAAATAAACGCAAAATATGGTTTAGACGTTGGAGTTGAATTTTCGGTTGATTTTGATGATGAACTTAACAAGTTTAATAGTACAAAGCCACCAAAATTGGAGGTTGTTCAATAATGTCGATGAATAGCGAACTAAGTACATACACAATATCAATTTATGAACTAATTGAAAGTGGTTTCGATTTTGGATTAGATAAATACCCGATATTTGATGAAGCGTATCGACCAATACTAAATGATGCTATACTTCAAGGATATTTAACAAAAGAAATCGGTTGGGTTAACCCAATGGTTTTTAAACAAAAGTTACAATTTAGAATGAGTATGATTATGAGAAATAAATATAACGCTTTATATAAAGCTAAAGCTGTCGAGTTCAACCCTTTATATACTATGGAGTTGTACGAAACGTATTCACATAATATAAAAAATAAGGGCGAGACTTCTAACAACTCAAAAGCTATAGCAGATGCTAAAAGCGAGGACGTTAGTAACGGCAGTTCTACTAATACAACAAATACTAATAACGATTCACTTGCGTTGTCTTCACAATATCCCAACGACGAAATGATAGAAAATGATTTGACTAGCAACGTATTTGTAGACAATGGACAAAAGCAGAGTAACAGTGAAATAGGAACAAACACTGATAAAAATAATAGTAATAGCAATGCAACTACTAAACAAAATAGCACTGCTTTACAGAATGGTTTAAATAACAATAACATGGACGAAAGCTATAGTAAAAAAACTATAGGTTCTGCAAGCGATTTGACTTTTGCTCATGCTATGACGCAGTTCAAAGAATATGTCGATTTGTTTAATTTAGACCAATTAGTTATAGATGAATTAAAAGATTTATTTATGACGTGTTGGTAAAAAGGAGGTTCATAATGAGTGTTTATAATTCAATACCACATATAGATTTGATTAACGGATTAAATATTTCACCTATACCATTAGAGTTTTCACAAGAAATGACAACTACAAAAACATTAGCGGGTATCGAAGCTAAAATTAATTCAATTATCGACTTTAGAAATGAAGCAGTAAGTGATAGCAATGTTTATACAGATGAACAAATTAACACAATGACAACTAGTATAAATACATTAACATCTGCATTGACTACACGTATAAATACGTTACCAAACGATATAACTTTTATGAGTGCTTTCAAAACGGTTATAGAAAACACTATAGGTGATATTGCTAAATTTCCTATATTCGGTTTATCTGATGATGGATACTTTACCGTTGACATTGCTACCTCATGGAATGAAATTACTTTTGACAGTGATGTCGAAGGACACTTACTACTAAATTACTAAGGAGGAATAATTAATGACACAATACAAGGGTTTAAGATACGTACCGATAAACAAGGGTGATTGGGATAATACCAAAAATACAGAATATGAAAGCTTGACAGTAGTGCAATATGAAGGAACTAGTTATACATCAAATAAAATAGTTCCAATTGGAATTGATATTAAAAATGAAATATTTTGGACAGTGACAGGAGACTATAACGAACAAGTTGCAATTTATAAGCAAGCCGTTGACAACTATCAATTAACTTCTTTATCACAATCAACAATTGAAGATAATCTTACAACAATAGATGCAACAAAGGTATTGAGCGCTAAACAAGGTAAAGTTTTAAATGATATTAAATTAAGTATTAGTGACATAAACGATAGTCTTTTATCAAGTTCAAATACTACTGCTTTAAGCGCTAATCAAGGTAAAGTATTAGATAATAAAAAAATAGATATAACTAATATTGTTGATAGTTTAGCTTCGACCGATACTACCAAACCATTATCAGCTAATCAAGGTAAAGTTATAAATACACAATTAATTGAAAGTATAAATCATGGACATACAAACACATTATTTAACGACCATAAGTCGAGACAAGAAAGCGATTATGTAAATATAAAAGATTTTGGAGCAGTAGGAAACGCTAACTATAGAAAATCT